GGCGGCAATCTCGGCGATGCGCCTGGCGACGAAGCCATAGTCCACGGCCCGGCCTGGCGGTGCCTCGATCCAGCCGGCCTGCTGCCAGTCCACATATGGTGCCCGGTCGCGATCGGCGTGCTGTTTCACCAGGTCGCCCGGCTTCCAGAACCAAGCCGCGACACGTTCGCCGTCCTCCGCCGACACGGCTACCAGGGCGGTCAGATCGGTGGTCGCCGACAGGTCGAGGCCGAGATAGACCGCCTCGCCCAGGTGCAGAAGCGGCCCCTCGGCCTGGCACGCCACCCATTCCGCGCGTGGGATCAGCGGCGATTTCGCGTCGATCCGCTGGTTCAGATACAGGTTGCGGAACGGTGCCTCGAACGACGGCATCCGCTGTGCCCGGGCCGCCTGCGCGCGCATGTCCTCCAGGCTTCGGAAATCGTCCAGCGCTGGGTTGGCCAGCGGCCAGACGGTCTCGTCCCATGGGTCCGCTTCGTCGGGCGCCGCGTAGAGGTGCGTTACCGTGGTGGGATCGGAGGCGCTCAACCCATCGTCGATCAACTGCGACAGGATGTGCTGGGGGTCGTTGCTCTGGGTCGAGATGACCACGAACAACGGCTCGTCGCGCGCGCCCATCGCGGTGTCCAGCACATCGTAGAGATCGCGCGTCCGGGCCTGCGCCAGTTCGTCGTAGATCACCACTGAGGGGTTCAGCCCGTGCTTGGTGCCAGCCTCCGCCGAAATCGCCCGGTAGACAGACCCGTTGTGCATGCAGACCATGGTCTTGGTGCTGTCGACGATTTTTATCATCGCCAGGAGTTCCCGGTCGGCACGCACCATCTGGGCGGCGATCTTGAACACGATGGCGGCCTGCTCGCGCTCCGTGGCCGCGCTGTAAATCTCCCCGTTCCGGATCGCCTCGGGGCCGACAAGGTGCGCCAGCACCAGCGCGGCGGTGAGCGCGGACTTGCCGTTCTTGCGCCCGACACTCAGCACGGCACGCCGTACGACACGGCGGCCGTTCCGCTGCTTGGGTTCGTAGACATCACGGAAGAACGCCTGCTGCCAGGGCCGGAGGCGGAGCGGACCGCCCGCGCCGAGGCCGCTCGGGACGATCAGCCGCTCGATGAACTGGATGACCCGGCGGGCGCGGGGGCGATTACGAGCCGGTTTCGACACCACCGATCAGCCCCGCCCATTTGCTGGTTGCTGCGCCACTGCCGTCCACCGCCAGCCGCACCCGGGCGCTCGGCGTCATGCCGAACTCGGCGGCGTAGCGCACCATGTCGGAGGCCGCCTTGTTGGCGGTGCCGACCAGCGGGTTCTGGATCGCATTGCCGTTGCTGGTCTTGATCATCAACCCGCCGGTCAGCATGTCGCGCTTGCCCATCTCCGCGATGGCCCGTTCAGCCTGTACCCAGCGGGCGTAGGCGGTGCAGTAGGCGGCCAGTGCCGCACGATCGACGGTTTCCAGCAGGCGCAACGTGTGCAAGCCGTGTGCGACACGGTCCCACTCGGTGCGGGCATCCGCGTTCAGATGATCGGGTGGCTCCGGCATCGTCGTGATCGGACGCTCCGGACCCGTGCGGATGGGACGCTTGCCGGGGTTGCCCTCGATCAGCTTCAGGTGGGTGGGCTTCGGCTTGCGCCCGCGGGTCATGACACGATCCAGTCGCGGTAAAGTCTGCAATGAAATGATCGTCGAACCCGCTTGGCTCACGCGCGCCGCAGCGCGAATGGTCCATCACGCGGAGAGAACAGCCCCCGCCGGATGGAGAGCAGAATGACCAGCACCAGCAACATTCCCCCCTCGGAGAACCTGGCATGGGGGTTCTACGGGGCCCTTGCCCACCACGCCGATTCTGATGCGGCCTGGCCCATCGCGATGACCACCATCACCGACGCCACCGGATGCACCCCGGATGAGGTGCGCGCCTTCCTGGACAGCCGACACGGACGGCATTTCGCGGACGATGTAGCCAACGCCCTGGTTGAAGGCCGCCCCCTGGCGGAGGCCATCGCCGCCACCGCCACGAAATGGATGGGCTGGCGCATCGGGCCGCGCACCGCGCGCGACACCGGCATCCCCCAGGGCCTGCCCTACCTCACCGGCTTCGTGATGCATGCCGCGATCGAGGCCGAAACCAGCGACTGACGGACTCTTCCCCGCCAACCGCCCCGCTCGGGTGCGCCCGGCGGGGCTCGGGTTGGTAGCAGGCGCCCGATGGTCGGACGCCGCTACCAGGAGAACTCCGATGACCAAGGCCCCGCTCAAGCTTTCCGACACCGGCCACGCGATGCTGACACTTGCAATCACCCGCGAGGACCGGCTGGTCCGCCCGCCGCAACTGCCCACCGCCGCCGCGCGGCAGGTGGTGCGGTCGCTACTCAACAACGGCTTCGTCGAGGAAGTCCCGGCGCCGATCGAAGATGCCGCCTATACCTGGCGCACCACAGACGACGGCTCGACACTGATGCTGCGCGCCACCGACGCGGGCCTGGCAGCGATTGGTGCGACGGCACCGACGAAGCCGCAGACGATCGAGGCTTTCACCCAGGCGGTGATCGGCTTCCTGGCGGAGGAAGGCTGCAACGCCGCCATCCTTGAGGAGGCGGAGGTCCAGACCATGGTGGAAGATGGCTTCGCCAACGGCCGCCCCGCCGGACGCGTCGCCGGCGACATCCTGACCTGGCTGGCCGAAGAGGAAGAACGGGCCGAGGAAGCGGCGGAAGTCGCCAACCCGGGCGCCACGGACGCCGACACCGCCACCGCCACCGACGACGCGGTGGCACGCGAGGCCGCCGCCGTGGCTGACGCCCTGGACGCCGCGCCCACGGCGCCGACACGCGCGACCCTTCGAACGGCGGCACAAGCGGTTCTCGACGCCTGGAATGACGAGGCCAACCGCGAGACGGACATCATTGGTGCCCTGGAGGGCCCCATGGCGGCACTGCGAACGGCAATGGCCGAACGCGCGACGCAGACCCGGTCCACCGGGTCCCGCCCGCCCCGCACTGGCACCAAGCAGGAGGCGGTTCTCGCCATGCTCCGCCGGCCGGAGGGTGCTACGGTGGCGCAGATCGCCGAGGCAACGGCGTGGCGGTCGCATACCGTGCGCGGCTTCCTTGCCGGCCTGAAGAAAAAGGGTATCCAGGTCGCCATCCTCGAGCGCGTCCGCCAGGTCGGACCCAACCGGGACGGTGCGAAAGGCTCTTACACCACCTACAAACTTGAAAATTAACCCTTCCAACCCGATTGGGATCAAGCCGCCGCCTGCCGATCGCGGGCGGCGGCGATATCGATACGAACGTCGGTCGGTGCCCCGACAGAGGAAACCGTCGTGACAATTGGCGTCTCGGATTTCCGTGCCACGCATTTGCACGCTGACCACGCGAAGATCGTGATGACCGCCAGCACCACCCCGCCGACGGAGCAAACCAGGCCGCCCCAGGACGGCCAGGATGCTCCAAGCATGCGTTGCAGAATCGCCTCAACGATCTGGGCGACGATGCCGAAGCCGAAACCGACCCCCACGCCCGGCGCCCAACTGCGCAGGCTGGCGCGAGATGGAACAAGCCCACGGGCACTGCGGCCTAACGAACGAAGATACGTTGAACGTCCCATCACTCTGCCTCCAAGAGATTTGCTCTGGTCAATGATTGGGTTGCCGAACAGATGGCGGCCCGCTCGACACGGCATGTCGTCATGTCCGTGCGGCTTTGATGTCGCTGAAACTTCGGTGATCGCCGTCCAGCAGCGCCGTCTTGCCGGTCAAATCCTGCCAGCGCTGCACCGCGACATCGCAGTAGGCGGGATCAATCTCCATCGCCAGGCACCGGCGCCCGGTCATTTCGGCCGCGATTAACGTCGTGCCGCTGCCAGAGAATGGCTCATAGATCGCATCGCCCGGCGCGCTGTTGTTGAGGATAGGCCGGCGCATGCATTCCACCGGCTTCTGAGTCCCGTGCACGGTCTCGGGATCCTCGGTCTCATCGCCGCGTGTGGCGATCGACCACAGTGTCGTTTGATCGCGGGCGCCCTGCCAATGGCCGGTCTTGCCTTCACGCACGGCGTAGAAACACGGCTCATGCTGCCAGTGATAATCGCCCCGTCCCAGCACCAGCCGGGATTTCGCCCAGACGATCTGCGAACGAATGGTGAAGCCAGCAGCCTCGAGGCTTTCCGCCACGATCCGCGTGTAGCGCCCGGCGTGCCAGACATAGACAACATCGCCGGGGAACAGCGCCCAGGCTTCTCGCCAGTCGGCGCGGTGATCGTTGCTGACTGTGCCGGTTCGTTCGGTTGCCGAGACGCCCGCGCGATTCCGCCAGGTGGGATCGTAGTTCACCCCATATGGGGGATCGCTCGCCATCAGGTGCGGTCGCCCACCATCCAGCAATCGCGCGACATCAGATGCATTCGTGGAATCCCCACATAGCAACCGATGCTCACCCATAATCCAAAGATCGCCGGACCGCGTGACCGGATCAGCCGGCGGCTCGGGCGCTGGTTCGTCGGCGGCTGCTTCATCGAGGTCACCACCGTCCCCAGCCATCATCGCCGCAAGGTCGGACTGGCTGAACCCCACAAGGTTCATGTCGAACCCGATGGCTTTCAAATCCAGCAGTTCCGCCCGTAGCATCGCGGCATCCCAGCCGGCGTTCAGCGCGATCTGATTATCCGCCAGCCGGAAGGCCCGTGCCTGCGCCTCGGTCAGATGCCCGAGCCGGATCGCCGGGGCCGTTTCCAACCCTAGCTTCCTGGCCGCCAGGACCCGGCCGTGCCCCGCGATCAGCGTGCCGGCTTCATCGACCAGCACGGGATTGACGAAGCCGAATTCCACGATCGACGCCGCGATCTGCGCCACCTGCTCGTCCGAATGCGTCCGCGCGTTGGCGGCATAGGGGAGCAGTTGCGCCAGCGGAACCGTCTCGACGCGAAGGTCGGTCTGCATCAGTGACCTCCCGGTCGAGCCGTTCCGCTGGCGTGCTGTCATGCGTGCTGGCCGATCAGACGAGCTGCACGCTCCGGATGCGGCCCGTCAGGCCGTCGACCCCACCAGTCTCCTGCACCCCGATCGTGGCCAGCAGCTTGACCCGATCGCCGCGAACGAGCCCCGTGCCGGTCAGGGTGAAGGTCAGGTTCGACCCGCCGCCCACGATCGTGCGCAGGGCTGGCGTCACCGTGATCGCCGTGGTCGTCCCGGTGGACGTGATCTCCTCGGCGGCCACCGACAGGGTGGTCGTGCCCGGTGTGCCGGCGCCGGTGTAATCGGCGTTGAACGTCGCGACGATGGAGGCACCGTCGGTATAATCCGGCGGAAGATTGAACTCCCACATGACGTGGTTGTACTTGGTGGTGCCGATCGCCTCCTGGCCGATGACGCGGACCGCGCCGAACAGGTCAATCAGGCAATCATCCGCGCTTGCGGGCACGGTGTCGTGCATGCCGGTGCCGCGCGGGGTCTTGCCGTCGGTCAGAATCAGCTTCTTTGCGTTCATCGGTAGGTGCCTTTCGATGGGGCGTTGAAACCAACAAGATGTTGGCTCGAGACCGTCACGTTGACGGACATCACCACGAGCGGCACCGCCATGACGGCCGGCCGGTTGCGTGGGCTTATTGGGGAGTGAAGTGTGTCGCGCCGCTGTCGCGGTCAGGCCTCGTCCGCGACGTCCGGTCGGGTCCGTTCCAGGGCCACGTCGTCATAAAGTCGGCCGTCGTCGGCCAGCATCACCGGAACGTCGGGATGCAGCATCCGCCAGCGCGCGATCGTGAGATCGACATATTCCGGAGCCAGTTCAATTGCGCGCACGCGGGGGCCTGTCCGCTGACCGGCCAGGATCGTGGTGCCAGATCCGGAGAACGGTTCGAATACGATATCACCGGCATCGGTGTAGGCCTGCATCAGGAACTCCGGCAGCTTCACTGGGAACACCGCCGGATGCTCGGTCTCTATGCCGCGCGCCTTGTGCCGGGTGATGCGCAGCACGTTGTCCGGGATACGCATGTCCTGCACGCCTTGTCCGGCGTGGGTCCACTCGCCCACCGTCCCATCCTTGCCGCGCAACCCGCCTTTCTCGCTGTTGACGTGACCCGCCCAGCGGCAGGGGACAATCTTGTTCGCCTGTCGAGCAGCACGGTTGAAGTGGAAGATGAACTCGAACGAGGGGGCGAGCCGGCCGTTCCAGTCACCCGGAAGACCAGGGCCTTGATCCCAGCAGTAAAGGCCGAACCGACGCCAACCCTCGGCGCGCATCCAATCCAGCCAGCCTTGCCAATAGGGCAGCCATTCGCCGTCGCGGTGGATCATGCCGAGATTGACCAGCACCTGGCCGTCGTCCGTCATGACATCACCGATGCCGCCGAACACGCCGCGCATCAGCACGTCCCAGTCGCCGATCCCGCCGGTCGTGTAGTTCCGTTGGTTCCCATAGGGTGGGCTGGTGAACAGCAGCGCCGTCCGGTCGCCATCCATCAGGCGGTCCACGGACGTCGCGTCAGTGGAGTCCCCGCAGAGCAGCCGGTGCTCGCCAAGCAGCCAGAGGTCGCCTGGGCGAGTCACCGTGGCGCGGGGCGGTTCCGGATCGGCGTCCGCCGGGTCGTCCACGTCTGTCTCGCCGCCCGGGGCGACTGCCTCCGTCTCAGTTACAGCCGGCGCCATCAGGTCGGCGATCTCGGCGTCGCTGAACCCGGTCAGCGCCAGGTCGAAGCCCATGGCATTCAGGTCGCCGAGTTCCAAAGCCAAGGTCTCGGTATCCCAGCCGGCGTTCAGCGCCAGCTTGTTGTCGGCCAGCAAGTAGGCCCGGATTTGCGCCTCGGACCAGCCGCGCGCGACCATGACGGGCACATCGTCCAGTCCGAGCTTCTGAGCCGCCAGAACGCGGCCGTGGCCGGCAATGATGGTGCCTGTCTCGTCCGCCAGGACCGGGTTGGTGAAGCCGAACTCCTGGATGCTGGCCGCGATCTGCGCCACCTGCTCGTCGCTGTGCGTGCGGGCGTTGCGCTCGTAGGGTGCCAGACGCGCCAGGGACCAGCGTTCCGTCTTGTCCGCTGGCCAGCCGGTATTTGCGGGTTTGGCTGTCATTGGAGGCCCTTCCGGACAGGAAAAGAGCAGCTTCGCCCCGAATTCTGGGCCATTTGCGGGGCATTTCGCGGCTGATTTGTCTCGCCGCGCGAGAATTGCCGTGGCCGCCGAAACCGCAAACCATTGATTCAATGGCAGTCCGATCTTCGCGGCGGCACCCACCCCCCGCTCGCAATATCGCGGGATTCAACGCAAATCCCCCGTCCGGTTCTCACCCCGTGAGACGCCAGACTTTCGATCCCCCATCCCCCCTCCGGGGTCAGGCGGGGCCTGTGCGCCAGGGATGGGCCGGATCGCGCGGCATTCCCGTCACGTCGCAGCCGGCGAGCCGGATGGGCGCGTCAGGCCGATGCGCCCGGCCGAAACCGCCATCGCGGACTGCCGTCTTCGCCGAATGGCACGAGGCACATAGCGCCTGGACGTTCGCAGCATCGAAGTCAGCGCCGCCACGACGGCGCGGGACGATGTGATCGACATGGGTGGCGGCGATGCCACAACCGGGAATCTGACAGATTGGACGGGCGCGCAGGATGGCGGACCGGAAGCGCCGCCATGCGGCACACCGGTAGAAGCGATCGCCTGGCATGGATGGGCTCCAGTGCAAACAAGAACGGCGCCGTCCCGAGGGGGGCGCCGCGCTTCAGTCCCAATCCGACTGAGTATCCAAGTGCTATCAGATATGGATTCCACGGGTCAACCGGGTTTTTGTGTCGATCGCCAAGAATTTTTTGGGGAGCGGAGACCCGTCAAATGGTGCTGATGTTTGCTACGTCTTTTGGCGTATGCCCACTCCGCACCGCGCCATTCCTATCCAAACCGTAGTGAAAGACCAGCACGCCCAGTGCCGCCATGAGAATCCCCTGCGCCTGGGCATGCCCTACAGACCTCCCACCCCACCCCTGCCGCAACGCCCACTCGCGGATGGAAGCCTCACAGCCCACGACGTGCCACACACAAGACCCGGCCGCGCTGTTCACCCCACCCAGCGCGTCCATCGCCTCGGCTACCTTGCGGCGGGCGGCGGCGGCCCGTTCGGTGAATGTCGTGCCCGTCGCGGAAGGGATGCGTAGCAGCGGGGTGATCCGCACCGTGTCCATGGCAGCGGCCCGGAACTGCATCATGAACATGTCGCCCGCATCGTGCATCTCGCCGGTGATGGTGCCGTTGGCCTCGAGCCTTGCGAGTAGATCGATCGCGCGCCGATGTGTCACCACCACACCGGTGTCTGGGTCGGCATCACGGAACGGCTCGGTGAAGCCGCCATGCTGTCGGCGCCAGGTCGTTGGTTTGGACAGGTCCTCCCGCTGGCCTCCCACCGGCTTCCGTTTCCGCTGCTTACCGGCCATGGGCGTGACCTCCATTGCGCCGGCCCCAACGCCGGGTCGCTTCGTTGGTGATCGCCTGACGGAGCCAGGGATCGGTAACGTCATCGATCGGAATCGACGCGACGCCCTGCTCGTGCCAGGCGCGACGGCGCATGGTGTCGATCTCCACCGAAGTGGTCGGGGTGCGTGCCAGGTCCAGGCAGGACCGGGGCGGACGGGGTGCGTCGTCGAACCTCATGCCAGGCCTCCCCGCGTATCCGTCGCCCACAGCAGCAGGGCGAGGGCATCGGCCTCGTTGTCATCGGCCGGGCTGAAGCCGCGTGCCTTCATGGCTGCGATCATCGCCGCCTTGTCGGCGTTGCCCTTGCCGGTCGCGAACCGCTTGATCGTGCCGACGGGGACGCCCTCGTAGGGGATGCTGTGCATCTCCGCCCAGGCCGTCAGGGTGGCGAGCAGACCGCCGAACACGTGGGCCGCGTCCGTGCCGACATGGCGGCGGACCTCCTCGAACACGATCCGATGGAACGGGCCGCCAAGGCGGGCAATCTCCTGCAGCCATCCATTGAACCGCAGGTAACGCATGCCACCACCCTCGAAGCGACTGGGCCGGAACGTCATGGTGCCGGAGGTAATGCGATCATCGCTGCCACGCAGTGCCCATCCGGTGGTGGTGCCAAGATCGAGGGCGAGGATCGCCGGCAGTCCGGTCAGCACAGGTGGAAACAGCGGTGGCAGGGTGGGTGCACTTGCGCTTGGCGCGGGCGCCATCAGAGTCGCGTAAGCCATGGTGATCTCCTGAGCGGGGGAACAGTGTGGTCAGGACGACGACGGCCTGGTTCTTGGCGGAGCTGGCCGTCGTCGTCCGTCTGAACGCGTGGGTCGGGGTCGATGCGGGTGGGGCCCGGGCGTATCGGGACCGTGCGGCTGCATCGCCTGTCCCACCTGTCCGGCCTTGTCCCACCTTGATTTGCGAGGTGGGACGGAATTCTATACGTAATTTCAATGTATTGGGATGATCTGTCCCACCTGTCCCACTCAGACACGCCCTCCTAAACCCTATATGCGAAAGGTACTTCTCCCCATCCTTTGATCTCTCACATTGACCTTTCATACCCAGTGGGACAGGTGGGACAGTGGGACAGATTGAGAAAAGCGCTGTCTCGGACTGAGACCTTTCGTGTCCCACTTCCGGGCCGAAAACGGCGCAGGTGGGACAGTGGGACAAGCCATGTGCCTTGGGTGTCATCGTGGCGCGTCCTTGGGCGCCTCATAGCGCCATTCGCGCGGCTTCTCGGTTGTCCGGTAGCGAGCCCACTTCTTCGCCTTGAGAAAGGTCCCGACCCGCATCTGATCGCCCTTGGTCCACTTCCCTGGCTCGATCCGAAGGACCTGCTCAAGGATTTCGCCGACCGACACGTCCGTCAGAGGCTCGGGCCGAGGGACGTGACGATCCTGCCAGTCCTGGTGGTAGTCGGTCCCAAGATTGACGCGCTGCCTTTCGGAAACCAGCCAGCGCTCGATCAACGCGTCCCAGGCATCCGGCTGATAGCGTGCTTCCTGCGCGACACCGGCCAGGGTGACCAGTTCCCTGTCCTCCAACCACCAGACGGCCCCGGCGTTGAATCGCGTGACGGCCTCAGCCCAGAGTTGGTCACGATCGCGGCGCAGCGCATCCAGGTCGATGTCCCCGCAACGCAGCGGCCAGAACCGCCGGTTGCCGGTCTCGTCGCGTAGGTAGGTGTCGGGATTGACACTGCCCGCGAAGACGCACTGCCGAGGCACTGTGACCACATAACGTTCGTAGGGCGGGCGGTACCGGTCGGTGGTGCGCGACAGGAAGGCCTTGATCCGGGAAACATCCGCTCTGCCAATGGCGTCCAGTTCGGCCATCTCGATGATCCAGACACCCCGCATCTGCTGCGCGGCATCCTTCGAACCCAGATCGGCCAGTTCATCGGTGAACCAGGCGTCCGAGGCGAGCACCTTCAGGGCGGTCGATTTGCGGATGCCCTGCGGCCCCTCCAGGATCAGCATGTGGTCGGCCTTGACCCCGGGCCGCATGATGCGGGCCACCGCGGAGATCATCCACAGGCTCCCGAAGGCTTGGTTCAGCTTCGTGTCGGTTGCCCCGAGGTAGGTGACAGCCCAGGCATCAAGCCGTGGTGTGCCGTCCCAGATCAGGGACGTGAGGTAGTCCCGCACGGGATGGACGCGGATGTTGCGCGCGACGGCGATGACGCTACGCCCTACCACGGCGGGGGGCACATTGATTTCATGGCGTTGCAGCCATTCGGCGCATCGCACGTCGTCCGGTTCGCCCCAGGGGCGCGGGAGAGCGCTGTCGGCCCCGTCCCAAGGGAGCGCGCGCGATATCTGGATTTCCTGGCTGAACTCGTCGAACACCATGGCGCCGGTGAAGGCGGCGTCGAGCGAGAGGGCGGTGAGCACGTTGGCCTCGTTCCGCTCGGGCGTGCCGCCTGGATCGAGACGCAGCAGCGACGACCATCGCGACCGGATCGGTGCCAAGGTCACATCACCGGTGGTGTTAAGACGCCGGCGCAGTTCAACCAGCTGCTTCGCCAGAATGGACACGGCGATGCCGGTCGCCGTCTTGACGGCTGCCAGAACCTGCCGCTCCGGCAGCGGCTCCAGCCGCAGCGTCACCAGGCGCCCAAGCAGAGCGGAGAGCGGCCCCATCTCCGGTGGATTGGTCAATGCCGCCGCCGCCGCGATCAGTTCCTCAACGGTTGCGGGCACCGGAACGACCGGTGGGACGTCTGTTGGCTGTTCGTCTCGCGGATTCTCGTAATCCGCTGCGGTGACGCCGCGCCGCAGGTCGTCGTTGAAATCGTCGCCATGCAGCGGTGCCTGGATGTGCGACGGGATATCGGCGAGGTTCAGCCGGTCCGCGAGCGTGGCGGCCGCCTGCATGCCTGCGTGGCCCGCGTCGGCGAAGATGGTGACGCGGGTGGTGCCAGCAGGCCACTGCCAGCGGCGCATGCCGTCCGCCGACAGCGCCGCCACGGTGGGCACCCCAAAGATCGCGTGGGCGGACAGCGCGGTCTCGATGCCCTCGGCGACACCGACATGACCGTCTTCCGGGAACGATGCCAGCCGGACGGCTCCCCCCGCGATTGGTCCCAGCATCTTCTTGCCGGGAGGTGCCTTGGCCGATCCGTCATCCAGCAGATAGGTCCGGTGAATGCCGCCGGTTGGTTCGCCCGCGCCATCGCGCGCGATGGCAACCATGCCGGACCAGCCCCGCCTCGTCTCGAAGTCGGTGAGGTCGGGGTGGAACAGCAGGTCCGGGGTGTCCGGCGGTTCCAGCCCCCGGGCTCGGAGGTAGTTTTCCGCCGCGGTGCCGACGAGCGGCTGGCAGCCCTCCAGGATCCGGGCGATCTCGCGGCCATGATCGGGCCGCTGCTCGATCGGGCGCGGGGGTGGCGGCGGGCGGTCCATCCGGGCCCGGCGGGCGGCTTCTTCGAACAGCCGCGCGTCGGTGAGGCCGGTCCCGTGATAGATCATGTCGATCGGCCCGGCACTTTCGCCGGTGGCATGATCAAACCCCCATCCGGCGAACCGCCCCACCAGATGGATGACGCAGGATCCCTCGCCACGAGCCCGCCGGCCGGACAGATCGGCGCAGCGCAGCGTTTTCCCGTCCGATGATTTACGGGCGTTCGGGAACAGCTCGGGCAACCACTCCCGTGCGGTTTCCGCCAGCCGCCGCCGTATCTCCGCCAGGTCCCGCCGCTGCGACAGGTCGGCGACATCGTTGAGATCAATGCCGCCGGTTCCGGCCTGGATAACGGTCTGTCCGCCCTCACACGAAGCAACCGTAACGACCAGTTCCGTTGCGCTCATGCGACAATCACCAATCCCCATTCCGCGCGGGTTATCGCGGTATAGAGCCACCGATTGCGGTCCTCGGGTGTACGGCCCAGGCCATCATCCCAAACCAGCGCCGTGGGGAACTGCGACCCCTGGCTCTTATGGCCCGTGATCGCCCAGCCGTAAGTCGCCTCGGTCAGCATCCGCTTGTTCTTCCAGTCGCGATCGTGACGGTGCTTGTCGAAGGCGACATGGTCCTCGAAATGACCCTTGTAGATGCGCAACCGGCCACGGGTTCCGTCGCTTTGCGGCGGGCCGACCTGTTTGCCATCCTCATCGGTCACCACGGCCGAGAAGTAGAGGCTGTTCTCATCGACGATCTCGTCGAGCGTGATGAACATGCCGTTGATCAAACCGAGATCGTTCTGGTTTTTCAGGCAGATGATTTTCTCGTTCGGCCCTGTTGGCAGCCAGCCCGGCCCGAATCCCGCCGCGTGGCGCATCGCGTTGTTCAACTGCAGCCGGGTGGCGTTCATGCCGCAGATAACCTGGCCACCGCGCAACGCCTGCTCCGGCGTCACGTCCATCTTGCGCATCTTCCAGACATGGCTGTCGTACTGGCCAAACCCGATCGGCAATCCTTCCCGTGCCATGGTGGCGAGGCGGATGATCGCGCTCTCCGCCGCCTGCCGGTGGATTTCGGTGAGCATGATGTCCGGTGCGGTCTTGGTGAACGCACCTTCGCCCTGGATGGGTGGCAGCTGACCAGGATCCCCGAGGACCAGGATCGGCTTGCCGAAACTCATCAGATCGCGCGCCATCTCCTCGCCAACCATGGAGACTTCGTCGAGCACGATCAGTTTGGCATGCGCCGCGTCGCTCTTCGGGTTCAGCGCGAATCGCGGTCGCTTCATTTCGGCAACCGCCTGGCGCATGGCCTCGATCGTTGCCTCGGCGGTGGTGCGGTCGAAGCCAGACAATTTACGGGCTTCGGCCTGTGCGCTTTCGATCTTCTTCTCGGCGGCTTCGACTTCATCCTCGGTTGCCTCGATCACGCTGTAGATCAGGCTGTGAATGGTGCGGGCGGGCGTGCCCTTGCGGCGCAGCACCAGCGCTGCCTTGCCAGTGAACGTGGCGGTGACGACACCGGGCACGCAGCGTTGGCCGTCCTCTCCCGCTTCGTGCGGTTCGAGGCCAAGTTCGTCCAGGGTGAACTTCAGAACCGTGGATTTTCCCGTACCCGCGTACCCAAACAGACGGAATACCTGCTGCCGTTCGGTATCGTTCGCGTACCATGCCTTGATCGCGGCGATGGCCTTGTACTGGGTATCGGATGGCGTGATATCCGTCATGCGGCCCTCCCGATATCCATGCGATAATCCTTGACGACACCCCCACGTGTCTGGTCACCGACCTCGCATTCGCGAACAAAGACACGCCGCCCGTCCTGAAGCTGACGCCAGTGCCCGCGGCGGATGTGCCAGCGTGGTGGTGCGTGTGTTCCGTTTCGCGACGGAAGGGTGGCGCGGATTCTTTCGAGATCGATATCAGCGATGCGATAGGTCCACCCCGTGACGCCGGCCTTGGACAATTTCGGACGGCGTGTGACGGGAACCGCCTTGGCCGCCAGACTGACCTGGCTGGAAAGCAGACCAAGTGAACGCCACACCATTCCCGCCAACAGGGAGCCGTACTGAGTGCCTTCCTCGTAGTCGGTG